GTCTAAATTACCTACCGTAGCGGGCCTTGAACGGGATAACTTAAATAAAAGATCTTTATCCCTTTGTTTACCTTTGATGATTGCTCTTGCTGGGTTACCTTCTAATACCAGTTTGTAATAATTAGTGGACCCAGTACCAATACTTTGAGCAGTTCTAATATTTGCAGAGATATCACCTGTACTAGCGATGTAAATTCTATGAACAGTTGAAACACCGGAAACTGCACCTGTAGATTTTTCTACTGATCGAACTTTAACTTTTGCCAACACCGAACCAGTACCATTATCATTACTATAGAGATTTACAGTAGAATTAAGAGTCAACGTACCTCTATGAGTGGTATTATCAGTAGCGTTACCATTTAAATAACGATCATAAACGACTGGGACTGCATCCCCTTCGATAGTTTCGGTTGCAGTCGGCTTTGGAATAACAAGTTTTTTAAGTGTTGGGTTTTCTGCACGATAACCATTAATATAGGCAATCCCCTTGGACACCTCCAAATACAATCGGTCTTGTGCAGCCGCAGAATCAATTTCAGTGTATCTAACCCTGAATGGTTCGACGATATAGTTACCAGATTCTTCTCTGGTTCTTTGTGCTAAAACATCATTGATTTTGTTGTATTCATTTAAACCCGAGACCTGATTTACAAGGGTGCCGTTTGCAATACGTGCTAAAAATATAAAATTTTCTTCGGGCAGTGTGTCTTCTTGTTTCGTAAGTTTTAAACGAATTCTATAACGATCTGCGCCTGGTGATGTCAGATTAGGAACCGTACCCTGATTGTCATATAACTTATTACTGTCAGATGCGGTTACAATGTCTTGAAAAACTTTAAATCCAATGGCACCAGTATAACCAGTAAGATATTTTGATAAGATAACTGCTTGTTTAGGTACTTCTACAAAATGACCTAAAACAAAATAAGTGCCTTTTCCAACACCAACTTTACTTCCTGCGCCGACAGGCCAAATAATAGGACTAGTGTTTGCGGCTTCCACCTGAATAGTACCACCGCCCGATACGGTTAAGGTATCATTTGGGGCAAATCGAACAGGTGCAACACCCGAGTTGTCGGAGACATTGGGATCACTGCTAGGAGAAGTATCAGTATAAACAACATAAATTGTTGGTACGTTTGTTGTATCACCCGCAGCACCTGAGCCTGGAATCCATTGTACGACTCTGGCAGTAATAGTTCCACCTAAAGCACCACTACTTGTAATAGTTTTACCAACCAAACTATTACTTGGGGTTCCGGTTGCGGGGTTTAGTCGTACATATTCGTATCGATCATTAAGAGAAATGCCGCCAGGTTTGACCGCTGCCCCTTGTTTAAATAAATGGGAACCCAATCGGCCAATTTCTTTCTGAATAATGGTCTGTAATTGGTTTAATTCTCTAGCTTGAAGAGCACGACCAGAATTAAACAATACTTTATGATACCCTTTTTTAGGATCATAATCGTCTTTATAAGTGTTCTTCTCAATATTTTGATTATAGGTTGTTGGCATTTCTAATAATCCTTAAAATGTAACGACGATTTTTAAATCTTGTCGGGATTCGTTATCTCTGGGTATTTCACCACGACTATCAACGTAGACTAATTCTCCCGAGTAATTATCTATATCCGGTGCAATAAAGCTTGCGGTGTTACCTGCGGCACTTGAAATCAAACTAGAAATGTTTTCATTCAACACGAAAGCGTTGTATCCTGTAGAATCGTTTTGGTGATAGTACAAAAATCCAGTAGTCGTCCCACCATTTGAACTATCGTATACGTGATCGATAATAGCACGTGCACCACTGGTTGCTCCAATAATAGTATCGTTGACAGCGAAACCGCCACCCGAACGTGCATTCAAAGTCATACCTCGAAGATTGTTTCCTACTGGTTCAACAAAATCAACGCCGTCACTATCCTTTGGATTCTTTAACAGGGAAATTTGTCTAAAGTAAGTCGTTTGGACACGATAAGGAATAATTGATTGTTCTTCGTTACCCGATAATTGAACGTTAAACATCAATTGTGTCGCCCTCAAGTCAACGGTGGGATCAGCACCAATACCAGCCCGAGGTGATAAAATGGGTCGAGCAATTCCAGAATTACCATCTACTAAAACTCGAGCATAATCATAACCTGTACCAAACTGCCAGTCTGTACCAGAACCGTTACTATCTACTTCAAGTGCAACTAAAAATCCACTACCGTCAATGACTGGTCTGGCGACCGCATTTGAACCATCACCCTCAATCGTAATAGAAGGTGGGCTATTTGCATTATAAATTCCAGCTCCAGCATCTAATATCTGGTATCCAACAATCTGTTTAGGGTTAGCAATATCCTGTACTGCCTTTTGCTGGATATCCGTTGCAGGATCATCAACGCCTGCCGAATCAACAAATTTTACAGAGATGAACTTAGACGTAACAAAGTTGTCAGTATCAGCAACACTAATAGTGTACATAAACTTCCAGAAATAACCATCAGCGGTTTTAAAAGGAATACCATTAAGACCGCCCGTTGGTTGTACTGTAGAAATTGCTGGGTTGGGTAGATTTTTTCCAGTATTAGGATCAATGAAAGTGCCGCTCGCAGTACCACCTCTTAGACACATATAAACTTGATTCTGATCATTCAGAACATAATATTTTTTAGAATCATCATCGTGATCTGTATGATTATCATTATAACCATAGTAGATAGTACCAGAAGTCCAGTTATAACGAGGAATAACATAACTGAGGTTACTTACAAGTTTCGAAGCTTGAAACCCGTGTCTAGTTAATCTAGAGAAAGCGGGCGATTGCAAATAATCTGCTTCTGTAATAGTAGGTGCCGTATCAGTTGAATTCCATTGTTCAGATTTACCAATTACTATGTAATAGTTATCACCCGAATCGAAATCTCTGATAAGTTCCTGAGTTAATTCTCGCTTGAATTGATCAGTTATTGTTGCTGTCATTTCCTTTTAACCTTACTGTTAATTTTATTCATCATTTATTATGGAGTTATCGTTACATCACTTTTATTAATCACAAACCAATTAGTACCATCCCAAATCATATGTGCAACTTCTAGTGATTCTAAAGTAAAAGAAGAGCCTTGAGCAAAGTTGGTGGGTGTAATACTAGCATTCTGTGATGCGTTTTTATTTGTTAAATACATAACCTGACCTTTTTGGTCACCGTCTTGTACTGTGTAAGTACCGACACCAGTACCGTAATCTAAAAACAAGGCAGGTTCGTCGTTATCTAAAGTACCACTACTCGCAGTGATATCGGCACGTTGACCATCACCAAAAACAACCCTAGTCGACAATTCGACCGAACCAGCCCCTTTTGGTAACAATCTTAGATCAACATCAGTATCATCACCGGCACCTTGAATATCAACGGGGTTAGAAGCACTAGCATTTCCTATCTCAAGATAGTTGACCGCTGATGGTTGTTTTGTAAAACCTATAATTTCATTATTATTAGTATCTTGCCACGTTCCGTCTGGTATGATAGCGTTATTGATAGTATCTGAATCTAGTGACTTATTCTTTATAGTTTGTGTCGCACGTGCAAAAACAAAATCATCACTGTCTGTTAAAACCGGAAGCCTTGTGGTAATATTTCCAGTAAGTTCTGCTGGATAAACTTGATATTGATGAGTCGCAGAAAGATCATTAATCAACAATCTTCCATAAGAACACGAATCTAAAGTTTTATTCCTTAGTGTTTGTGTTGCAGAATCAAGAACAACAAAAGCAGAATAATCAGGGAATCTAATTGTTCGATCCGCTGTAGGCCCAACCGCCCCAACATTTGTCTTAAATGTCAAAGTGTTGTCAAGAAAATTGATAGTCGCACTATCAAAGTCAACCCGAGTTCCAATTATAAGACCGTCCGGACCAAATGTCTCATAAATTTCTTGGAAGTTGGCATTTATTTTAGCTGCGCCGTCGCGGAGAGTATCTCCCGTTCCATCATTTGCCGTTGTGCCTGTAGAAATAATTTGCCGTGTCATCTTCTATTCCACTTTACCTTAGTTGTTATTTATATGTTATTTTCTATCGAATGTTGAGAAAGTGCCCATAAACGTTGTAAGTGATGGGTCTGAATCCATTGAGAAGTCTGGTGTACTACCAAGGATTTGATCAGCATCCGCACTACTATCCATATCGAAAGATGAAAGTTTCGGTGTTACATATGAAGAGTCATAATCAACACCAATGTTACCGATTAGTGCGTTATTTCCATCAACACCAGCATATGCGTCTCTTTCGCCTGGAACTACAAATCCACCTAAGAGTTTCAACGTAGTTGGTGAGAATGTTGCCAGCGGGTTTAGAGTATAATTCTCGAACTGTTCTATATGATATCTATCCAATGAAACTTTGACCTTACCAAGACCGCCTGTGTATTCTGAATCGTAAATCGCATAGTGACTGAGTTCTCCTTGATTTGCAACCAAGGGTAGAACTGAAGCAGAATCGGTAATAAGAACCAATGGTGCTCTTGGTAAACCCGCACTGTCCATAAGATCATAACCGTCAAATGGTAAACCTCCAAATCCAGCTTCACCAATCGCTTGAATTTGTCCAGCAAGATAAAATCCAGCTGGGTGTACAAAGAGTTTGTACACTTCTCGCCATACAGTAATAGGAATACCTATCTTAATCAATATCGCAAAGGTTTGATATAGTTTATCGTCTGTTATAAATCTATTACTAAGTGGACCGATCTCAGAATTATTTAATAAAAATATTTTATCCTTCGTATATTCAACGTCTGGATCTTCACCGAAGAAAGAACGAAAAAATTGTTGAATTGCAAGTTTAGATCCCTTTGATTTATAAAGATTACTTGCAATTTGAGCAGCACCTCTTTTGTCTGCAAATCCCTGAAAGTAACTTTCACCTAACAACAACTCATCTTCTAAAAAAGATAAAAGAGATAAATCTGTTTCAACAATATCTTTTGTTTCAAAGAGATGGTCTATTAATTCTGCTGGAGATTCTTCACTCTCTATCCATTCATAATATTTTTCGAGAAAAGTAATAAAGGCTGGGTAATCTTGCCTAAAATGCTCAGGCAAAACCTCCTGTATCCTTCTGTCATATAAGGATAACTCTCGACGGTTTCTTTCTGTATATCCTCTGTGTGCCATTTTATGTACTTGATACTTCTACTGGTAATTCGTTTGACAATGCTGGATCAAATACTAGAATATTATTTCTAGCAGGTGAAATTGCACTTTGATTGCCCGGAGTAACTGAAATTTTTATAAAGTCGTCTCCACCCAAAATAGCTTCAGGTGCAAACGCGATCAATCTCACTCTACCGTCTAAGAAATATTCTCCTACATTATCTACGAGGGGAATATTCGCACCTTGTTGAATTACTTGAATAGTACGACTATTTAACTTGTTTTTCAAAAAACATGTTTTACCATTAAATCTGAAAAGACTAGAGTTAATAATATAATCGGTATTACTAGGAGGAGATATAGCCTGAGGAAAAAAGAAATTGTAGTTGGTTTCTTTACCCAATCGACTGATTGTTGCACCACTATTATTTACTTTTTCTGGTACTAATCGTTGTTGCATTCTAATATCCGCTCTACTTGAAAGTACAGATGGATCTACAGCATCAACCGATGTCAATAAGTTAGAACGTCTAAACGATTGACCAAACTTACCAATTGTTTCTTGAAAATAATTATCAACCGCAGCTGCAACATTTGTCT